CGCCCCAGACAATCGCCGAGGCACCGTAGATCATCGACAGACGCTTCGTGTTCGATATGAACCCGTCGGCACCGATCTTCTTCCACTCGCGGCGGAAGGCATCGCGAACCCGTTCCTCTGGCGAGCCGGGGATCGAGATTTCCCGCTCCTGGCTCATCGCCATCTTGATCGGGCCGTCGATCATCTTGGCGCCGAGGGGGTGAAAAGTGTAGATCAACTTACACAATTCATAAGACGGCTCATCGCCCGGCGTAATGTCTTCGGCCATCAGCAGGTCGTACAGCGTCCCGCCGAGCGTCGAGCCGTTCATGGCCCCGCCAGTGATTGTGAGTTCTGCCATGAGGTTGTTTAGTCGCTATAGACCGTCTGAATCGCCCAGCCCGATAGCGATCCTATAGACTCCGGTATCGTATAAATCGTCAGCTTGGTTGGGGATGCCAAGCCGGTATCCGAAGAATTGGCTCAGGAAGTGGTTCTGCGTTCGGCCCTTGTATTCAACGACCTTGTTATAGGCATGCTCGCAAATCTTGACGTCGCCGTGATGCACGAAGTCGGACACGCCAGTGCCGCGGGCATCCTTGCTCATGGATGTGAGCTTGCTGTCGATCGCCTCTGCTGGCCAGCCATTGCGCGCGGCTCGTTGGAGGAGGGTGATACCGCTTCCTTTGTCCTCCACGAAACTACCAATCGCGCCCAATCTCGCGCCCGTCATCTTCGCCAATTCGCCTAGGCGGTGCATGACTGACGGGAACCATTCGGCAATCAAGTCAGATTCGATCTGAGTGATGTCCCAATCGAGAATGATTAGCTTTTGACCGTGGTATCTGTTGCGGGCGAAGTAGGTAACTGCCGTGCCATCGTTCTTGTCCCCCGCCTTGAGGGCCGAGTCCAGAATGGCGAACACGTAATCGCACTGCCGCGGCATCGGAACAGGCTGGCCGTTGACCAGCATGTTTTCGACCTTGAATAGCGTGCCCTCCATCGGTCGCGGCAATTGCTGATAGAGCGACGTCCATGTGCGGACATTGCTCTGGAATTGCGCCCAGTGCTTTTCGTCAAACCATTCTGGCCAGAGATATTCGCCGATCTTGCGGCCCAACGGGTCGTTCTGAACCTCGCAACGCGCCTGCAGACAGACAACTTCCCAAACATTGCCGTCGCGGCAAAGGATCGGCCCGCTTTCTCCTTTCCAGTTTTCCGGAAGGATGCGGCCAGCGAGATCGTCTTCATGCCAGCGAGTCTGAATAATCACGACCCAGCCGCCAGGCACAAGCCGCGTTTTCACGCTGTCTTCGTACTCGCCCCAGATCTTGTCGCGGATTGTCGGCGAATCGGCTTGCTCCCGGTTTTTCACTGGGTCATCGATAATTACGCCATTCGCGCGATTGCCTGTAACACCTGACTGAATGCCGCAGGCAATATATTCACTACCGTTCGTCAGCGAAAATTCATCAGCCGCGGACGATTCGCTCGTCAGTTCGCAATCGAAGATCCGCTTGTAGCGGCTCTGCTTGATTATCGACCGAGTTCGCCGCCCCATCTTGCGCGCCAAATCATCGCCATAACTGGCAAGAATCAGCTTGCGATTCGGGGCAGCGCCGAGATAACGCGAGGGGAAAACTACTGATGCGTATGTGCTCTTCGCGCTACCAGGCGGCATGAAGAACATAGCCCGCCCATATCGCGTGCTGCTGACGCGTTCCATCGTCTCAAGAATGATCCGGTGGTGCTGCGCCATTGTCGTTTCGATGGGGCGGAAAAACTCCGTGTCAGGGTCTTCCTCACTGACTGGCTTTCCCGGCACATCGATTGCGTTGGCGTAATCCAGTACGCTGGCGCGCGCCTTACGCCGGATCAGCAACTCCTGCGCTGCCGCCTGCAACGATAGCGGCGAGTTCATCATCGGAATAGTCTTTGGCGCTTCTGCGCGTTTCTATCGGGGCGCCATTCTTGCCGGTCAATTCAACCTTCTGCGCCTCAACAAGTCCGTAGGCTTCGCGTTCCAAGCCGACCAGCGTCTTCATGGTCTCGGCCAACTTTTTCATGCTGTCGATTCGGCCGGCGCTGGAGATAACCTTGTTGTACAGGTCATTCCGCCTATCCTGCCCTTTGTCATCATCAGACCGGAGGATTTCGCCCAGTTCACGGAATAGGTCAATATCCCCAGTCTCAATCTCCAGCTCTTCGAGCAGGGACATTGCCAACTTGCGAGACCGGGCGACATCCTGACGATGAGACAGCAGGACATTAGTTCGGGCAGCCGCAGCAGCCTCTATGTCAAGCCGATCTGGCGTTGCTTTCGCTGTTGCTTTATGGGTGTTGCTTAGGATTATTTGTGCGTCGGAGATCGCCTTTACTTCCTCGGCCTTGTCCTGTACCCATCCTTCTTTCTTGGCCTTGCGGCTTACTGCGCTTGGTTGGACGGAGAATTCGGCGGCGATCTGCCGCAACGATTTCTGCCCCAACCGGTATTCTTTTTCGACTAGCTCCCAGTCGATCTGTTCATCCTGTTTCCTGCGCCCCATCTTCGTTCCCTGCGAGTCCGAATGCCCTTAGGCACTGTCGGGCTCCATTGATGTGATCTTTTAGGCTCCCCCATGGCATCGGAACTGTCCCGGACTTTTCGCATGCGATCTCAATCGCCGCATCGGCGTCCACATCGCCGGTTGACGTCCACAGTAGACATTTCCGAACCGCCCTCAGCGCGCCTTTGCTCATTCCGAGTTGGGCGGCGTATAGGCTGGCTTGGCCGATCCCCGACACGACATGGGCATAGCCTTTGGTGCCGTCCTTCACCTCAATGACTGACGCGGAGCCATCCATGTGGAAAATTACGATGTCGGCGCGGCCAAACTTGAAGGCCATTTCGTAGACGATCTTATCCACTCCCTGTTTGAGCGGGATGCGATCTTCCAGAATCGTAGTCGTCGACATAACGGCTGACTTGAAGAGCAGCACAATCGCTGACTCCCCGCCAGCCTGAATGGCTCTCGTTATGAGCGTAGAAGTCATCCCAGCATCTCCTTAGCTAACAAGAGAACCCGGATGTACTCGACAGCCATCTTAGGAAGCGGCGAATGGCCTTGCATCCACCGGCTAACGGTCGTGGCGTCTACACCAGTGCGCCGCGCAAACTCAGCTTGGCTCATGCCGAGTTGCACTAAGGCGTCTTTGAATTTTTCAGGTTTCATGCTGACATTTTAGCATCACGCCTATGCGCGTAGCTATAAATATCTGCATTTTGCCGATTTTAAGCGCAGAGCGTCGGAGGATTTCTTTACTCCGCAGATGCTTTACTTACGCCTATCACCTTTGCCTTGTTAAGAAAGAACAAGGTTGTTGCCCCAAAAGGCTTGAATACTGTGCCGGTGAACTCTTGGCAAGCGGAGTGGACAGCAAGTGCCATATCTTGAGCACTAGGGCTATCAGGCAACACCGGAATTCGCACGGTTACGTCAATGAACTCTTCCATGCGCTTCCTTTCGTTTGCTTGTAGCCATACGCTATCTGGGCATCGGCCCTTTCCTGATTAAGGACCGGGGAAGAAGGATTCTTCGGTCCATGTTGCGGTAACGCTCAGCGATTCCCCTGAGACTGCACTGCTTGAAGTCTGCAACTCCACGCATTGCGTTGCGCCGCGCAGAATAAGGGGCTGCGAGCCTTGGGGGGTGACGATAAGCGGAGGGATGATGCCTCCAGCCCCATTCGTGCCCGTTGGCGTCGGGAATGTAAAGCTGAACGTGCCGACATTTCCCACGCTCGTACCGCCAGTAGGAGCGGCAGTATATGCTGCTGCTGTCGCCGTTGCCGCCGCGTTATTCGAATCGAATGGCGTAGGTGTGATGGATACGGGCGTCCCACCAGAGGGGGCTGTGCTCGTCTTGATCAGATTCATCACCTGAGTTCCGACGCTCGAGCCAGTCCCGCTGATTTGAAGGGACCGGAGAACGACTGTAGCAGTGCTGGAGCCACAAACGTAGAACAGAACGCCAGTCGTCGCGGCGAAGGTTCCCGCCGCAGAATAGGTCGGGATAATGCCCGTTGTCGAGACCAGAGTCTGCCCGACCGAGTTGACCCGTCCAGCGCCGCCGTACGCCACTTGGGCATCTGCTACTGGCGCACCCATCACGGAATAAATCACGGCAAGA